GGTCGGCCTCGCACACGCGCAGGCCCGGGTAGTTGTTGTCGGGCAGGAGATCGCCGATCGGGAACTTGCGGCTGCAGCGGCCGCAGATGCCGATGGCGAGGTTCGTGTTGCCGCGCGTGTTGAGGTACTTGGGCATCTACTCAAGCCCCACGTCTGGGCGCGGGTGGCGCAGGGAGATGACCTCCGGCGCGGGCGCGGGCTCGCGCCACGGGTCCAGCACGTCGAGGTCATCCCGGCACACGCGCAGACCCGGAAAGTTCGGGTCGCGGTACAGCTCGGTGATGGAGAACTTGCGGCTGCAGCGGTCGCAGATGCCGATGCCGATGTAGGTCAAACCGCGAGTGTCGAGATAGCCCTCCGTCATTTTGTGTACATTGATATGTTCGGCGCGATCATCATCGGCGAGTTGTCGCGCTCTTCCATCTGGGCGATGTTCAGCGCCTGCGCCGCCTTGGCGTCCAGCACCGGAATGAGGCCCGGATCGACTTCGACGATCTCCAGAGCCAGCTTGGCCGCCAGATTGGCGACGATCGCCTCGTACCAACGCTGCGGGATTTCCAGCTCCTGCGTCATGGTGCCGACGTCCATGATGTAACGCTGGCGCCACAGGACGATCTGGTACGTCGCCGCGCCGTCGTTCGGCACCGGCCACAGGTGCATGATCGGGTTGTTGACCTGACGGTCAAACCAATACTGCAGGGGGCGGTTGGACTGGAAAAACAGGTTGGGCAGGTTCGTGTAGTCGTCGCGGTTCATGCGCGCCAACGGGATCTGCGTGGGGGTGTTGCCCAAATACACTGCGCTGAAGGAGAGCGTGCCGCTCGTGGCGCGCACGCGGAAGTAGGTGCTGGCGACGCTGCTGTCGAGGTCGTACCACGTCTTCTCGCCGGCCACCGCAGTGGGCGTCTCGGTCTGAACAACAGTCCATGTGATGTTGTCGTCCGACCGCTCGATGCTGATCGGGACTGCCGCAGCGGTCCAGAAGATGCCCACGGTCGTCACGAAGGTCGGCGACGTGAAGTAGACCTTGCGCTCGGTGGACGTGTCGAAGTTCGTGCCGCTGACCGGCTGCAGATAGCGCAGGTTTGCGTTCAGGATGTCGACGGTGCCATCCGTGGTCGTAATGTCGCCCACGCCGTTGTACAGCGGGTAGATCTGCTTCTCGATGCACCAGAGCGGCGCGCCTTGGTTCGCCAGATCGCTCAGAAACAGGTAGAGCTGGTCGTTGGCAATGTCGACGTACTCGGACGTGATTTGTTCCGCAGTCAACTTGCAGCGCCGGAACGCGTTGTCGATCACGCGGCCCGTGTTGAACGTGGTCTGAGATACCGTGTTGGAGAAAGCCATAAGATCCTGCTCGCTGTCTAAGGCAGCAGCCCGCCACTAGGGGCAGGCATCTCTGGCTTGTGAGACTATAAAGGAAGGGGCGTTTAGCAACAAGCCAAACGCCCCTCCGCCCCCACTAACACTTGACCATGCCGCCCTTCTTGCGGCCGATCATGGTCTCATTGTTGATTGCGCGGCGCTGGGCCTTCGTGATCACAGGTGCCGCGGTTTGCGCGGCGATCATGGCGTCGAACTGCGCGCGGGTCGGGGCCTTGGCCAGCGCAGCCTTGCCCTTCGGGGAGAGGTACGACGTCGAGCGGCCCGCTGCGCGCTTGGCCTCGGCATCGGTCATAGCGCCCATGCCCTTCGGGGAGAGGCCCGCTGCGCGTTCGGCCTCGGGCATAGCCCTCGCCATCCTACGCTCGGCATCGGTCATAGCGCCCATGCCCGGCTTCGCCATCAGGCCGCCCGCCTGCTTCTTGACCGGGATCTTGGCGCCAGCCTTGCGGGCTTCGCTCAGAGCGATTGCCACGGCCTGCTTGGGGCTTTTGACCAGCGGCCCCTTGTCGGATCCGCTGTGCAGCTTGCCCTTGCCAAACTCCTTCATGACCACGCCGATCTTAACCGCGCCCACGGGGGCCTTGGTCGCGCCGCCCTTGGCGTAGCCGCAGGAGCCGCCGCGCATGTAGCCGCGGACGAGCTTGGGGCCGGCGGAAGAAAACTCAAAATCTTTGACGTACTTGACCATTGTGCGTGTCCTTTTTAGCAATCCCACTTACGGAGCGAGAGCGCCTTGCGGGTTGGGCGTCCCTTGTCGTCTTTCATTGGACCGGGCATCCCAGTCATTCTTGCGCAAAAGCTCTTGCGGCGAGCCGCAGCCTTGGGGCTCTTGGCGGCCAGTTTCGCGCTGACCGGCGGCTTGATGTCCTGCCCCTGCGCCTTGAGACTGGCGCGGCCCTTGGCGTTCAGGCCGCCCTCGGGGTTCTTGCCCTCCTTGCGCGTCCACGCACCGCCACCGGCGGCGAAACGCTGGGGCTCGATGAGCTTGGCATTGGGCTCGCGCTCCTCAAAATACTGGCGGAGCTGCTGCGACTTCATGTTGCCGGGGCCGGGCGTGAAGGTGTCGCGATCGCCCTCCCGTCCCCAGCGGCCGCCGGAGCCGGTGTCGTACTGGCTCTCATTGCTGAAGGTCGGGTGGCTGGGCTTCTTGAACTTGTCGGTGGCGTGCTGCCCGGGCTTACCCGGCATGGCCTTGGCCTTGAAGGCACCGCGCAGGTCGTAGTCGGCCAGATCCCGCATGCGGCCCTTGGCGGCCACCTGAAAGCGCGCCTCGTCCTCGGGCGACAGCTCGGTGTTGTACTGATCCGTCATGTCCGGCGGCCCCGACGACACGCTGCCGCCGCGCTTGAACGAACGCGGGGGCGCGCCCGGCTGAAGCATGGCCATGATCTGCGGAGACAGGCCGCCCCTCGGGAGCATGGCCGGCTGCGGCGGCCCGGGGGGCGGCATACCCTGCGGCGGCATACCCTGCGGAGGCATACCCTGCGGGGGAAAGCCCTGCGGCGGCATACCGGGAGGCGGAGCACCCATGCCCGGAGGCGCAGCCGGTGCCGCAGCCGGGAGAGGCGGCGGCGCCGGGGGCGTAGTCAAGGCGTCGGCTATATCGGCCGTGGCACGACGAACCATGAGATCGAACGGCAGGTCGTACATAGAGACGCCCTTACACGGTGGACTGCTGAACAACAGTGACGCGGAGCTGGCCAGAACCCGATGCCACGTTGACGCGCACGGCGCGCATCAGGGTCGTGGTGAAGGCCGTCTGGTCAGTCGACGCGCCGGTCAGCGCGGCAACCGGGTGCGCCACGGGGAGCTGCGTGATCGTCGTGTCGAAGGGGTCTTCGTTGGTGAACTGCACCGAGTAAGTGGCCGAGCCGCTCGCGAGAATGTTGCAAGAGATCGTGGTCACTTGGTTCGGGTTGTAGATGTCCAGCGGCCACCACGGCCCGTCGCCGATGCCGACGGCGGCGCCGCCGACTTCAACTTCTTCGGTCGTGTAGGTGCTGGCGGTGGAGACTTCGACCGCCGTGACCGTCACGAACTGGTTCGTGGTCGTCACCGTGCTGTTGTTCGGGCCGGTGATCGTCTCGCTCAGATACACCGAGCCGGAGGTGTTCGGCGTGACGGCCGTGCCGATGACCGTGAACGTGGTCGCGCTGAGATCATCAGTGCTGGTCAGCGTGACGTAGGTCGGGTACGGGAACGTCGCCACGCCGCCGCTGGCAAACGCGCCAGCGATTGTCAGATCCACGCCGTCGACGGGGGTCTCGGCGGTAGAAACGCCATTGGCGTCAGCCGCGGCGATGTCGATAACTTTTTGAATGGGGCGCATTGGCCTATCCTTTTTCCACCGGAACGGGGTCGGGCAGACCCAGATCCGCGAACGTTAGTCCGTCTTCTTCCGGCAGATCGAGCCGCTTAATCAACGCCTGCATGACGTCGATGGCAGCTTGGGAAGCAACGGCCACGTCATGCGCGTGGTTCCGTTGCTTCTCCATGCTTGCGATCTCAGAAAGAAGATACTCCTTCGAGATCTGCATATTAGGCCGCGTTCGAGACCATCAGATAGTACGCAGTACCCGAGGCGTTCTTGATCGGAATAACATGCGACACCGCCGCCGCAGACTGCGTGGCAATCAGGGCGTTGGGGAGCTGGGCGAAGGTGCCGATCGTGCCCGTGCCGCTGTTCGTGCAGCGGATGAACGAGGCGTTCGTCCAAGTACCGCCCGAGGCGAAGTCGCTGTCGAGCTGCAGGGAGGCGAGGGTGCCGCCCGGATTGGTCGACGAGCCGCCGAGGGTCACGCGCAGGGCGTTACCGGCGCCGGAGATGGTGCCCGAGCCGTTGACCGACAGCGAGATGTGCGCACCGTTGATCGTGCCGCCAGCCGCCGCGCCAACGCCGGTCACAACCGAGAACGCGCGCAGCGTTTCGCCCGAGCCGGTCGAGGTGAAGGTCAGACGATTGTAGCTCAGACGCGTGTCGCCGGTGGCGGCCGAGGTGGTCGCATACGAGCTGTTGATGTTACCGGCCGTGGAGACGGAAATGGGGGCGGCCGCGGTGCCGCCGATGAAGCCGTTCAGCGAGGTAACTGGACCCGAAAAGGTAGTGGAAGCCATAATTCATGTTCCTTTATGCACAAGTCGCTCACTAGTCTGTGCATCGTCCGCCGGGGCGGTCTAGCGAGCTGGGTTTTCCCCGGAGAGATTTTCATACTGTAGCAGATACGCCCGCGCTTTGGAAAGGAGATCGGGGCTATCATCTAAGAGGCCGAGAGCTCGGTTGCAGTTGCTGCAGAGAAGGGCGCGTATGCTCCCCGTGACGTGGGAGTGGTCGACGCAAAGGTCTCGTATCTTTCCAGAAGCCTTGTCGGGCGCGCGCTCGGGTCTGCCGCAGATGGCACAGACACCCTTCTGAGCCTCAAGCATGGCGATGTAGCCGTGCGCGTCCAACCCATGCGCCGCCCACCTCAACGTCTTCGCGTAGTGCGCGCTGCACAGACCCCGGGCGTACCGCCAATTCTCGCAATTCGGTATGGCGCACGCCTTGGGTGGCTTTTTGCGGTCTGGGTACTTGGTGTGGCCGTGCCGTAGGAGACGCGCGTAGTGCATCTTGCAAAGGCCCTTGGCCTTTACCGGCTGATCGCAGTCGGCCTCCGTGCAAGAAGGCAGCTTCTCGGAAACGCGAACCTTTATCTGATCCGTGATCTCAGCGCCGCGAAAGTACTGAGCATAGTGCGTGGCGCAGTAGCCGCGCGCCTTATGCGCCCGAGAGCAGCCAGTCACCGTGCAGGCGTCGTGTAGTTTTCTCAAAGAAAAACCCTCATCCGATTTCGGCTCGTAGCCTAATACCGGATGAGGGTTTATTCAAGTGCGCTAATAAGTTAGCTTTTTCAGCTAGTTATTAGATACCGGGAGTGCCGAATACGCCACGCGGGTCAGTCCATCCGAAATTATACCGTTCGGTTGCCTTGTACCTCATGGAGTCGGTCTCGAAGTCGCCTTCCATGGACTTTTCGAGCCCACGGCGCATGGCCAGCTTCAGACCTTCCGGCGCATCAGTCTGGACCCACCACGCGGTGGTCGAGGTGATACGCGACAGGTTCGCCTGACCATCGGCAAGCAGCCCCATCGACTTGACGGGGTTGATGTCGTTGTCAGCCGTACCGGCCCGCAGGGCGGACTTCAGCAGCACTTCGGCTTGGAAGACGTTGCTGGGACCAGCGACGATCTTCTTCGGCGTCAGGCGGATGCGCTTGCCGTTATTGTCCACCGCATTGCGGATCTGGATCAGGAGCTGTTCCAGAGACGTCTGCGACAGGTTGGCGGCAGTGCTCAGCTTGTTGCTGAAGGTACCATTGGCGATCGGGTGGTTCGTCGCCACCAGTTCCACGCCATCGCCGCCGGCATAAGCCGAGTTGAAGGCACGGTTCAGGATGTTGGCGCCAAGGGTCTCCTTGGTCTCGATCAGGGACTGCGCCAAGTGACGGGCGTAGGTCTGGCCGATACGAATGTGGTCGCCATCTTCCACCAGCACTTTGGTCAGGGCGAAGGCAAGGCCATACACCCGGTACACATAACGCTGAATGAAGAGGACACCACCCGACTGGTAGGTGACAGGCATGCCGTCCGGCAGTTCCGGCGCGGCGCCGAAACCATACAGGACGGGTTCTTCGTGGTAGTTACGCGGGATGCCGTTGAAGGTCTTGAAAACGGCGGCGTATTCATCTGCACGCTGCGTGTAGATGCCGTCGAACTCTTCGTTCAGGATCGGTTCAACGATTGAACGAAAGTCGGTACTGCGCATTGGGGTAGCCATTTTTCAGGTCTCCTTAGTATGCGGCCTTATCAGCGACGTTCTGATGTTCGCTGATCTGGACCTGAACGATGACATAGTCGTCACCCCAAGCGTTGTTCGGACCCGGCGTGACGCCGATGACGCGAACGGACGCATTCGAAGCGGAGGTAGCCGTGTCGAGCATCTGCGAGGAGAGGCCCGTGGTGGCATTGCCGCTGATGGCAGTGAGATTGTACTGCTTGCCAATGCTGGCGACCGTCAGCGTGGCGTCCGACTGGATCTCATACACGATGCTCGGGTCGAGCGTCGAATAGGCGACCACTTCGGTGCCATACTGCGAAGCAGTCCACTTGTTCGACACGCGACGACGACCGTCGCTGTCGGTGAACTCAACGCCCTGAAAGGTGCCGATGAAGGCGGCGCCAACGGCGGCCGCAACAAGAGTACCTTCGACTTCACCGCCGCCAGTGCTGGGGGCGATGCGAACCGGCTGGTTCTGGTAGATGTTGGCCGCGTAGCCGTTCTCAATCGTGAAAGCGGTGGGACGGACCACACCACTCGGCGAGTAAGACGGACGGAGGCCAAACGGCTGGGATACTGAAGACATAAGCCATTTCCTCGTGTTGGGTTAAACCACCCCAACCCTTAGCTGAAAGCCGTGGGACGGGGAGCGGGGTCATACATGTCCGTCATACCGTCGCCCTCGATCAACTTTCCTCCGACACGAGCCGCCTGCTCCCGCATGATCTCTGCGGTTTCAGCCAGCTTGTTTTCCTCACGCAACGGCGCATCGTGGTGAGCTTCCTGCATGAACTTTTGGTACAAGCTCATGGGCAGCTTAAACGCGAGCATCTCGTTGACGCCCACAAAACCGGCCCATTCGCCGGTCTTGACGGACGCATATTCCAGTCCGGGGATCTCTTCAGGCTTGATCGGCTCGTAACCGAGACGGATGCGGCGATGAATACTGTCACGCGGATTGGTAGTCGTGAGCCAGATTGAGTGATACCCGGGCAAGTCGGGTAAGTCCGGCAATGCATCATTAAACAGTTGCTGACGGAACATCTCCAGCCTGTCGTCATCGGTAACCGTGCGGTCCTCGGTAACTTTACGTTCCTCGGCTTCACGGGTACGGCGACTGGCACCGATTTCCTTCTTAAGGCGATCATCTACGTTCATCTGGTTCGCTCCTTTAGCGTGCCGAGGTTTTGTCGTAGGCCTGATACGCCTTGAGATAGCGCGTCCGAAGCGCGGGCTCATCCCACACTCCAGCATCAATCATAGCCTGTTTCCGTTCTGGTGTCACATAGACTTCTTTGCGCGTCGACGGAGGCGCATGCTCACGGCTGTTTCCCGTGGGCGGAGCCCTGCGACGTGCGTTCGCCGGCTCGGGGGCGTCGGCCTCCTGCTCGGCGGTGGCGCCGTTCAGGCGAGTGGACACGCGACGTGTCAGCTCGTGCCAGTAGTCGGGCGTCTTGGGGTCGTAACCCTGAGCCACCAGACCGTCGTCGATCGCCTTGGTGATGCGGCTGTCCTCATCACGCCCGCTGGCGTCGTACCACGGGTTTGCCGCCAGCCACTCCTGAGCCAGAGACCGCACGCGCGGATCTGGGCCGGGGTTGGCCACCTGCTGGCGGACCTGCTCAACCTTCTGTTTCGATTGAGACAATTCCCACGCACGCCGGTTGGCCTCATCGCGCAGGCGCAGTGCCGTCGCCATGTCGTCGCCATTACCGGCCTCCACAGCCCGAGCCATGATCGTCTCGGCCTGCTGCGCATCGCGCAGGGCCTCCTGCATGCGCTGGTCGAGGGTTTGGGCGTTCGTCGAGAGGGCGTGGCCCTCGACTGCGGACACGCGCCGCATCAGCTCATTGTTCTGCTCGCGCAGGAACTGAAGCTCGCGCTCGGCGTGGTCCTTGGCCCGCTTGCGGATTTCGCGCCTCTTCAGGCGCCGCCGGCGGTTGGGCGATACGTCGTCTTCGCTGTCGTCCTGACTTTCAGCGAGGCGCGCGTCGCCCTCCTCCTTGTCGTCTTCCTCGTCGTCCTCCTCGGCTTCCGCCTCGGCCTCCGCCTTCGGTTCTGTTTTGCCCTCGTCCTTGGGGGGCGTCTCTACGGCTACCAGTTCGTCTTCGTCAGTCTCAATCAGTTTTTCGTCAGCCATGACCGGCTCTCCTTTGCAGCCTTATAGGAAGGCCTTGATGGCCAGCGGATCGCCGGTCACCTTGCCTACTAGGTCGAGATCATTGAAAATCACCAGCACGGCCTCTTCGTCGTCTGATGTCTTTACCGTCCACCGGTCGCCGCCGTAGCGGGGCACGCGCACGAAGTCTCCGGGCGCGCACCACGAGCCCTCTGGCCAGCCCTCCATGGTGTTACGGTTCTTGAAGGCCAAGCTGCCCACGCTAACGACTTTGGCGACTTGGGTGTTGGCGTGCTCAATCTCGCGGCTCTCGGCCACCAGAATGATGCCGCCCGAGGTGGTCCTCTTGGCCGTCCTGATCTGAACTAGAACGCGGCTGCCAAACGGCGCAACGCCCGGATCACAGGCCGGAAAGGCCTCGTCTATGTCGGCTATCTTCTTGGCTTGCATTGGTGCTCCCTCTTGCAAGTTATGGTTAAAGGTCAAAGTCCTTCCGTTCCCGTTCCGCCACAAGGCCCACGATGAGGTCTTTGGCGTGCTCAAGTCCGGCGTACATCCCGACGGCGCGTCCATAGTCGAACACGTCACGCCCGGCAGGCTGCTTCAGGGTATCTCTCGCAAGCGTCGCCTGCGCGTCCTCGATAACCCGAAGCAGTGTGGCGATATTCAAGCAGGCGTCTTCTTCGTCGGCGCCTTGCTCATCGGCTCAATCGGCAGGCCCATGGCCATGCGCTTGTGCTGGTTGATGATGTCGCCGCCCTTGACGGGGGCGCCCTTGGGGTTCGTGTCGCTCTTGGCCATATTCATTCTCCTACGGGTTAATGCCGGTGCCGGTGCTGACCGCAATGTTCTCGCCGCTCGTCACTTCGAGGTTGGCGATCTCCATGGCAGTCCGGTTGTCTTCGTTGTTCATCTGCTGGCGCGATGCGATTTCGGCCTGCGTGCGGCGGTCCTCGGCCGCCTGACGCGCGGCGGCCTCCTGCGCCTTCTGCTGCAGGGCGGCGCCCTTGAGCTGCAGATCCTGCTGGTCGAGCTGGAGCTGCGCCTGATCGGCCTGCGCCTGAACCTGCGCCTTCTGCCCGTCGAGCTGGGCCTTCTGGCCGGCGATCTCCTTGCGGGCGTTGATGTCGGCCATGGCCGCCTGAGCCGCCGGGTCCATCTGCGGCTGCGGGGCGAACTGCTGCATCATCTGCTGCGCCTGCTGGATGGCGGGCGGCAGGGACTGGAAGACGCCGACAGCGCGGTCCGAGACGAGGTGCGACGCCTCGGCCAGCATGCGGTCAAAGGCGCGCTTGTCCTCGGGCGTCTTGTTTTCCTTCATCATGTCGCCGATGTCCTCGCCCGTGGTCTCAGTGCCCACGTTGAACACGGAGACGGCGTACCACCACGCAATGTGCTCCTTGATGTGGTTCAGCATGGCCGGGATGTAGGCCGGGGCGATGAGCGGGTTCATGCCCAGCGCCGGGTTCATCATGTAGCTCAGGTGCGTCTTGAGGTGGGCGATGTGATCCTGATCCGGGAAGGCCACGACGGGCTTGCCCAGCGTCGCCTTGACGTTCTCGGACACGGCGTTCTCGGAGTGCGGCTCAACGGAGGGCACCAGAAGATCCTTGGAGTTCGGAACCTTCATCGTGTCGAGGATGCGCTCCTCAACCTTGCGCAAGTTGTAGAGCTGCGGCAGGAGCTGCGCCCGCTGGGCGATCGCCTGTATCTGCGCATACCGCTGCGCCTCGCTGAAGATGTTCGGATCCGACACCGGCACCACGTCGAGCGGGCCCTCGAAGTCCTTGCGGGTGGCGAGCTCCTCGCCGATCTCGGCCTCCACGTCCTCGTCGTCGAGATACATGCCATTCAGGCGGTGCAGGATGCGCAGCACGCGCCCCATGGCGTCGTGCAGGCGGCCGTGAATGGCGCTGAAGACCACCATGCCTTGCTCAACACGCGCCAGCGTCGTCCCGACGGGCGTGTTGGCGTTCTGATCGGCCATGTCGTCCAGCGTCGTGCGGACGACGCCCTTGCCGGCGTCAACCAGCACGCCCAGTAGCTGCAGCAGCACCGCGCTGGGCGGATTGTACGGCAGGGGCATGGCCAGCTTGCGGACGTCGTCCACATTCAGGCCGCCCTCGATCTCGAGCACCTGCGTCGGCTGAATCTCAAGCGTCTGGCCGCCGCGCGTGCCGCCCTTGAGCTTGAGCATCGTCTGCGAATTGCTGATGTGGGCGCTGTCGAGCAGGGCGCGCAGGGCGCCAGTCGCCGCGGCGCTGATGCCGCCAATCATGTGCGGCAGGCCAATCGGGTAGGCGCCGCGCCACGGCACGAACGGGAACTCCACGAACCACTGCAGCTCCTCCTTCGTCTCGTCCAGCTCATCCCAGTTGCGGTAGATGCTCAGGACTTTGCGGGAGAGCTTGTCGATCGTGAGGATGTAGGGCGCGGGCTCAACGTCCACGTCGTCGTCGGCGTCCTGCCCCTCGAGGCTGGCAATGGCGTAGATCTCGTAGACCGTGCGCAGGCCGTCCTCGTTGTAGCTCGTCTCGCTGCGCCCCTCAATCTTATCGTTGGCCTTGCCCGCCTCGCTGAAGTCCGGGTCGGCGCTGGCCGGCACCACGTCCACGTCGCGGTACATGCCGCTGCGCACGCGCTGCTTGTAGTCGAGCTGCGTCAGGTACTGCACATGCGTGCGGCGCTGGGCGCTGTAGAAGTTCGTCGCCGCAAAGGGCAGGTACATGTCGTCAATGGCCGTGAACAGGAAGCCGGGACGGTTGCGGTGCTCGTCCCAGCTCATCTTCAGGTACTGGGCCCCGCCCAGTGGCACCTGCGTCAGGAGCTGCTCGATCTCGGAGCGGAACTCGGGCGCCTGCACCGTGAGCTGCCAGTTCATGAACGCCGTCTTGCGGTGGGCCTTCTTGACCCGCTGCATCGTGACCTCGCCGACGATGAAGTCCTTGGCGGGTCCGCCCGAGGGCATGAGCTCCTTCATGGCGCGAGCCGCGAAGTCGATGCAGGCCTCCGTCATCATGGGGTGCACGACCTTGCTGGCGCCTTGGAACTGAGCTCCGCCGGGTGCGTCATTGCCCAGCCCAGTGCGGCGCAGGCCCTCCTCGTACTGCTCGTCGCGCTTCTTGCGCGCCTCGCGGTCGCGGTCCACCAGCTCGAGGAACTGCGACGCCAGCTTGTCGAGCTCGGGCTCGGGCATCTCCTCGGCGAGGTTGTGGTAGAAGTCGGGGCTCTTGGCCTGCTCGGTCTCGTCCTCGTCCAGCGTGACGATCGCTCCGCCGTCGTCCGTGTCCTCGACGCCGTCGCCCTCCTCGGCCGGCGCCGGGACGCTCTCGCCCTGCATCGGCTGGTTGTCGAGCTCGTCGTCGGGCATGTCGTCGTCGGGCAGCTCGTCGTCGTCAGCCATGTATGCCTCAAGCCGCGTAGGGGTTCACGACCGTGCGCGGCGGCGCTGGTTCGCGTATGTCAGTTTTCGCTTTTACCGCAGACAGCATGTTCTTGTCCATCATCAGGCGGATCGCCTGCGTGGTGCTGTCGACGAAGTCGTCGTGCTTCAGGCTGCCTGAGCCCGTGAAGCTGCAGAGCTGGTGCAGCAGGTCGTCGGTCCACGTCCGCGCCCTGCCCGGGAACTTGTCGCTCTCGGGCAGCCACACCTGACGCCGGGCGAACACAGGCGAGACGATGTGCAGGCGCGTCAGCTTGTCGGCGCGCCCGGGGTTGTAGGCGTATGAGGCGACGCCCTCGCGGTCGAGCACCTGACGCAGGCTGATGCCCGAGCCCTTGTCCTCGATCACGACAATGTCGGGCTTGCGGCCCGACGTCACCGGCTTGGCGCTGCCGAGCAGGGGCTTGATCAGGGCGGTGTCTTGGTCGTCGCCGTATGCCGTGTTCAGCTCGCGCTTCACCCGCTTGACCAGCTCCGGCAGGCCGAGCTGCTCCTGCCAGCAGTCCAGCAGCAGGACGTGTGATCGCTCGTCGATCGAGCCGTCGGGCATCTTCACCTTGTGCCTAAATCCGCCCCAGACCGTGCAGGCGCTGTAGTCGGGGTCGTGGGACTTGCGGTCGGTGGTCGCCTCGGTGAACGCCGTGTCCAGCGACATGACGATCCAGTCGAACACCGGCAGAGGCTTCTGGGCCGACCAGAGACGCAGCCACGATCGCTTGATGACGCCGCTCTCCTCGGGGTCGATCAGCTCGCCCTCCAGCTCTTGGCGGCCGATGACCGTCCCCTCGAACTGGGCGAGCTGGTCGAAGAAGCTCTGCGGCAGGTTGGCCTTGTTGTCGTAGGTGCTGCCCCGCACAAGGAAGCGGTTGGCCTTGGGCTCGGCCAAGCGCCTGACCAGCTCGATGGGCTTGGGCGTGGTGGTCCACAGGATCCGGGGCCGGTCGCCGAGGCGCAGGCCCATGAGCGCCATGTCCCACGTCTCCTGCGGGTATTGCCATGCGGCGAGCTCGTCGCACCATATGTCGGCGTGCTGCGGGCCGCGCAGGCGCTCGGGCTTCTCGGCCGTGAAGCCGCGGATCGTGGCCACCTTGCCGCTCAGGGTGCGCACCTGCACGATCAGGTCGGTGCTGTTGTAGTTGACCACCAGCTCGGGCGGGATGACCTTCAGGAGCCCGGCCGGGCCTTGGAAACAGGTGAACTTCACGTCGCCATAGGTCGGCGCGATGACCGCGCGATCGAGGCCGTCGGGGTCTTCGATCGCCTGCGCCGCGATCCACTCGGCGCCGACGCGCGTCTTGCCATAGCCGCGCCCGGCCATGTAGCCGCACTCGGTCCAGTCGCCCGGCGGGGGGATCTGGTCCGGGCGCGCCGTGTCCAGCCAGCG